GCAGCGGGATTTTGCCCTATAAACGCCGCAATCTGCGGGTCTTGCAAGAAGGCTTGGTGTGTAGCGATATGTGCGTCATGGTCTTGATATATAAAGGCTTTTACTGGTTTACCCACAAGAACTGCCATATTTTCGCTGACCGGATCAGAAGGCTTAATATCATCTTTAGTAGGTACAAGCTTATCTGCGTTCTTGATACCCAAAACCTCAATCATTTGCCGGTGCAGTTGGGGCAGGTCATATATCTGTGGGGTAGCCTGTGCCATCTGCAACACGGTTTGATACTGCACAACTCTTTGTGCCATCGTACTGCTGTTGGGATCGCTGACAGGAATGACTTCCACCGTATCGTAGTCCATGCGGCGGGCACGGGGTTCGGCACGGTCAGGCATGTACATATACTCTTCTGGCGCATACTCAGCGATGATGGCCCGCAGCAGCTTGAACTCCTGCTTCATGGCGTAATGGACACGGGCTTGTACCGCAGCCATTGGCTTGAGAGTGCGCTCCAGTAGAGCGAGTGTGGTACCGACAGGCGCGTTGGCGCTCATGTCAGAGATATTCATGTCACTGATAGCCCCCAGACGGCGGCCTTCTTCAGTGATCTGTTTGAGTAGTGCCAGCAGAGTCTGGCTAGGCTCCGTATACGGAAGCGTCATTATATTGTCGCGGATAGACCCAGACGGCACATCCACATCACGAAATTCACCGGGGCCGATGGGGGTATCGTCTCCTTTGACCCGTAAACCACGGGTCTTCAAGCCCCCCGGCAGATTCGACAAAGTACCAGCGTCAACTAATTGACGGATCAGGGAGGTTCCAGCTTTGGCGTACCCACCAATAATGTGAATTAAACCAAGGCCATAAAAGCCAAAACCCGGCACATAAGAGTAGTGAACAAAATGTTGCCGTTTGAGCGTCAAAGGGTCGTCAGGGTTCCAATTACGACGGATAGCTAATACAGTTCCTGTACCTTGCTCAATAGTTACAACATAGGGTTTTGCTATCTGCAAATCACCTTCTTCTTGGTCAACTTCGTCAATAACGAGGTCTGCATGGACTTCTAAGATCGTATAACGGTCGTCAGCGTTGAGGGTGTACCCCCCTTCCTCTGCTTTTTTCTCCTCTATATCGGTGTGATAGGAGACAGGATCGCCTAGTTCTTCTTCTCGATAGAAACCAGCAGCTTGTAATTTGATGAGTTCATTCTTTGTTTTACGCATTACGTGGGTAACGCGCTCGGCTGTTTCTATGTTTGACGCGCCGTAGGGGACAATGACATCCTCTGCTGGGATATACATAGCCACCTGTCTGCCAAGGTTGGGGTCGAAATAAACCTTTTTAAACGCAGACCCTGCAAGACCAAGAGAGTAGAGTAACCGCTCATGTTCGGGACGATACTCAACCATGACATCCGTTAACTCATAGTTCATATCTGTCCGAACTCGAAGGGCAGCGTCTTCTTTCTCTTTGGTTACCTCTCCAAGTATCTTGGTCTTGACAGGGCCAGCGGCGGGGAAAGTTTCACTCATCGCTTCGGCTTGGAAGCGGATAGCGGCTTCAGCTAGGACGTTAGAATACACACCACAGGCGTCTTCCCACGGCTCAACACGCTCTTCATACTTAAATCCAAGTACCTCTAAGCCTTTGACAAAGGTGTCCGCCCACTCTTTGCGGCTGGATGTGTCAGTTTCCACATGACCCATAAGCTCTGATGACAATTCTGTCAGGGCACCGTCGTCCAAATATTCTGCAAGGTTCGCATCGAACGGCGCACCCATTGTCTCTTCCATACCCTCTTCGGGTACCAAAGTAATCTCAACACTACCGTCATCCAGCGTCACCATGTCAGGATTAACAATGCCTATCTCCATCTGTGAGCTTTCTTCTTCAACTCCAACACCCTCTGGAGTTACATATAAACTTTTTTCTATAGCCATGTTATCGGCCTCTTATAAAATCTATGATTTTGTCTACGGTTGATGGGGGTTCTTCTGGGGGAAGAGACCGAATAGGCATTCTGATGCCGTACTCCTCTGCTATTTCAGGAGTTATAAATTCCCGAAGGTCTTCGATAAAATCATCATATTTTGGAAGATTTAGTGACCGAGCAAACGGCGCTTCTGGATTATTAGCAGCGTCAATAAAGTCATGTTGTTTTCTTGCTGACATTATCGGTTGTTCGCCTCTTTCCTCTAAAAACCTGCGAACAACTGGGCTGTCAAAACCTTTGTGTTGTAACTCATGCGCTATCACTCTTGGAAGCGAGGTTATTTCCCCTGTACTAGATTTGTATCCCTCTGGAGACATATATGCTCGTTCTTTAGGACGTGAGGAGCGGCCTAAATTTCCATGAAATACGGCTATATCTTTGCCTCTCCTTGGAGGGTTAGACGGGTTTACAAATTCTAAAACAGAAGTTGTATCGACCAGAGGCGGGTTGGGACTTTCTGGACGCATGTACTCCCCAACTAAGCTAGTTAACCCTCCTCCGGGGGTAAAAAAGGCTTTTATGCCAGCAGGATCACCATCGCCGTAATAGCCTAGCGCACTAAGTAATCCATACTTACCACCAAACCTAAGTTCTTCAGGTAGTTGACGCTGAACTTCCGCCATCATCTCTTGGTCGGCAAGTTCGCTAGAAGCCTCGAACGCCTCCAGCTCTTCTGGACTAAGCGTAAACAACCAATCCCGCGTGGCTTTCGGGAGGTCGGCGTACTTATCCTGCCGCCTCTGCAACTCGGCAAATATGTTTTGTTCGGCCATTAGTAGTACCCGCCTCTACGCTGCTTGAAGTATTGCACCTCGTCTTCCTCGTCCAAGGGCAACCTCACGAACCCGCCTTTTCTATATCTCATCAGTGCCAGTGACACAGAGTCCACGTAGTCATCATGCTCCCCTGCGGGGAATGCCGCGACCTCATCAATCACAGCTTCTGCCCAACTTGTGTTGGGTGCCCACACCATACCGGAGGCAAATAAGTCAGAAACCGCGTTCAATCGCGTAATCTTGTCATTACCTTTGGTCGGAGTAAACTCCTGCACTGGTATACCCATCGCCCGCATCTCGTATATCAGCGGTGCCCCCGACGCCTTTTTCTCTACAATGAGTGTATCGGGCTGCCATTCTTCGTATTCTTCCACCGCCACGCGTTTTAGCGTAGGAAACTCCATCCTGTCCCTGAACGCGTTAAGCAGTATGATATTTGCCTGATCTACACCGTTTTCATCGGGCGTGTAGAACACACCCCACGTTGTACAGGCCGAATAGTCCGCCCTGTTTGTCTTCTCAAACGCCGTATCCCACGCCATAAGCAGGAAATCGCACGGAGGAGGGTTCTCTTTCTCCCAAGTCCGCCACCATTCACGCTTGACGATGGCGGCTGTCTCTGCGGTTGGCTCTTGTTGGTACTGAGCCATCCATTTTGCATTAGGAAGTTCCTCTTTTAACGCCGAAAGCTCCGCTTTTGACCAAAATTCAGGCCAAAGTGGGGTTCCAGACGGCATAATTGCTGGAAATTCAATCACTTCCCACTCGTCGCCACCCCTTTGGGCACTGGCTTTGAGCACTTTTGCCGTCAAATCACGTAATGACCACCTTGTCATCACAATAACAATGGCTCCACCCGGTTGTAAACGCTGACGAGGGCCAGATGTGTACCACTCGTAGGTCTTGTCGTATATATCCGGGTTAATTTCGGCTAATGCTGCCTCCTGTTCCGAGTGCGGGTCGTCAATAATGAGCAAATCCGCACCTTTACCAGTAACCGCACCGCCTACACCTATCGCAAAGTAGTCCCCACCCTTGCTTGTGTTCCATCTACCTGCCGCTTTACTGTCTAAAGACAGGTGTAAATCAGGAAATATCTCGTGGTACTCCTCTTTGTCTACTAAATTTCTTACCTTTCGACCAAAACCAACGGCCAACTCCGCAGTGTGAGAGGTCTGGATGACCTTTTTATGCGGAAATTGACCCAAAAACCAAGCAGGCAGAAGATAACTAGCAAACTCAGACTTAGTATGACGAGGAGGCATATTGACAATAAGACGCTTACACTCGCCCCGAGCCACTCGTTCAAATGCTTCAGCCATCCTCGCATGGTGCTTCCCACTAATAAACGTAGGCCACATCTGCCTAGTAAAGTCTAGGAACCGCGTCTGTGCCTTTTTCTGCTTTTTGAGCTTGGCTAACTGCTCAAGTTCAGCCAGAACCCGCTCCTGCTCTGCCTGTGACAGCAGTGGCAGTACCTTCGGTATATCCTGAAGAGAGATGTTGTCAAACGGCGATGTCTGATTTGTCATTTTCTTCAGCGTCCAGATCAACAACACCCAACAACTCGTCTAATTCTTCTTCAGAAGCCTCTCCTGCTGGTATTACATCTACTACAGTAGCGTTAAGGAGGTTTTTCACCCGTTCTTTTATGGCTTTCTCTAGATCTTCAGGGTTTTTGTAATTGATGGTTACTTCACTGCGCTCAGTAAAAATGCCTATGTCACTGTGTTTGCCCAGTAATTCCAAGGCTTTCAGCTCATACCGTGGGTCACCACAGTCGGCTATTTCCATAAGTTTGTGTGTTATGGCTGCTCTAGCCTCGGCTGCGTCCAAAGCTAAGTGCGCTCCATAGGTACGCAAGAAAGCTGCGGCAGCAAATGCAGTAGTCTGATTCATTAGATTGGCAGGTTTTTGCGCGGTGGCAACTGCCTCCAGTAGTTCTTTTTCGCGGGCAGCGTCTCCCTCGGATATATCCAAGGTTGCGCCCAGCTCTACCTGTAACTCTGCCGTATTACCCGCCACTGCCATCTCATCCAACAGGGTGGTGGGCTTCTCTTCTGACAGGTCGTAGGGTACGGGATGATCCTTTGTAGGTTCCACTTGCACTACAGACATGTATAGGTATCCGAAATACCGATTTTTGCGAAGTCTAACATATAGTTACGTAATAACAATAG